CCTAATGGTAAATCAAGCCATGCTTTCGAATGAGCGTCCAATTTGCGTTGGCCTTCAATCAATCCAGACTGCATATCAAATTCATCAGTCTTAGATTGAACTTCAGCCAATTCAAGAAATTCACCGACCGGCATTCGAAGCAAACTCTTACAATAGTACTCAAGAGACTTCAAATACAAGGAACTTAGAGATCCAGGTCGTGGAGGATCATCAAAAGGTCGATGAGTGGATGTACTGTCTCCGACAGTGCTTGTTTCAACATCCAACAAGCTTTCCTTTGCTAAGTTTTGAAAGTCCTCAGTTAGACTTATAATATTTTGATTATTATTTTGGTTAGAAATTCATTTATTTACAACATCGGTTGGTGAATCAGCCATCCGTGCGGTGATATTTACATTGGTAGACCAAACCACTCCTAAATAGGAGTTGACGTCAAAATGTACAAAGCCTAATATAAAACATAAAAACATCTACTAAACATGCAATCTACTGGTATCCATATATACATTCGAATTTTGATTTGTTCCAACACCCAGGTTCAAACTGGGCTCGCTGTTTTAAGGGTTTACGATGGCCCATAGTTTTCATACCAAATCTGCACTCTTTCATCGAAATCTCTTTCAAGTTCTGTGCACAAATGTGATATGTTTGCTCGCTTTGCAACTTCAGTCAACTGAATTCTGCGTTTTTCATATTCTACGCGTCCATGGTTAAACCACTCGCGTAATGCAGTGTCAACATTGATTGCACAAGCATGCTCCTCCGTCAAAGGCGAACTCTTATTTCGCATAAAACAGTGGAGCATCTTTTCGCATGACTTGTTCACCAAAGCACCAACATGCACTCCTATTTCAGGAATGTAGTTGGTTTTACGCTTGAGAAATTCAAAATCTTCAAAAGGAAGAAAGTCTAAAAGTTCGCTCTCTTTATCAGGCATGGTATAGATTTGCCCGTATCCTGCTAAAAATTCCGAAAATCCTTTGATAGTGAAATTGTCAATTGCTTTGCTCAAAGTACCTATATTATCATCACCATAAGTAATGAGAGCTACAAATTCGCGAAAAGACATTTTGTCTTCTTCATTCGTGAAAGGATTATTTGCGTAAAAATAACAACGCATATTCAAACTTCCACAAATGCCATTAAGC